AATTGGTTGTCGAGACCCAAACAAGTCCAGTACCAAGTGGTTAAGAGATTGTTACGTCATGTTAAGAAACAATTCTTTAAGGTAGTGCACTATGCCTCCCCTATAACTCCCGAGCAATTCGTGAACCATTATAGAGGTCGCAAACGTAAGATCTACCAACGAGCATTGGAGTCCCTTCTGACACGTGACATACAAATCATCGACTCTTACCTCAGTACGTTTGTAAAAGCCGAGAAATTAAATACTACCGCGAAAGGTGACCCTGACAATCATGATCCAAGAGTCATCCAGCCCAGAACGCCACGGTACAATTTGATGCTCGGCTGTTTCATCAAGCCCATTGAACACCTTATTTATAGAGCGATTGATGAGATGTGTGGAGGCCCCACTGTGATGAAAGGTTTGAATGCTGATCAAAGAGGTGCTGCTATTGCAGATGCCTGGCATTCTTTCCGGAATCCAGTCGCAGTGGGGGGTGACGCTCACAGGTTTGATAAACATGTGAACGTAGGTTGTTTGCGGTTTGAACATTTAATCTATAACATCATGCATGGATTTGACCCTGTTCTCGTTAGGCTACTTCGGTGGCAGTTGCGACAACATGGGTTTGTATACTGTGCGGATGGTACCATTAGATATGTTGTTGATGGCAGGAGATGTTCTGGCGATATGAATACAGCATTAGGTAATGTACTTCTGATGTGCTTTATTGCTTTCGCCTACATCTTGAACCACCAATTGCATGTCCGTCTTATAGACGATGGTGATGATTGCTTGTTCATATGCGAGGAGGAGACCCTAGGAGCCTTAACCGGACTGATTGATTGGTATGATCAGTTTGGGATGGTTTTGGCCCTAGAGCAACCAGTGAGACAACTGGAGCACGTTGAATTTTGTCAAAGTCACCCAGTGCAGGTTAACCCCGGCATTTGGAGGATGGTCCGTGATCCCCGGATAGTCCTAGACAAAGATCAAATTTCAGTTAAGCCCATCCAGAATAGGCATGATTATGATTTTTATCGTAAAGCAATTTCAGATTGCGGTCTTGCTTTAGCTGGTGACTTACCAGTGTTCTACGAGTTTTATCAGATGTTGGGGCGTGGCGCTGTGGTTAAGCGCAACAGGGACCAACATTATGAAACTGGGATCAATTCTTGGCGCATGGAATGGAGAAGAAGTACTCCCCACCTTCCATAACGGCAAGGATCTCCTTTGCATTTGCTTTCGACATCACTCCAGACGAACAACAATCGTATGAAGCGGTTTATCGGGACTTACATCCCGAATGGACTTCACCGCAACATGTTCAAAGCTTCACTGAGCTAATCAGTGTCACCTCTTAGGCAAGGAGGTGAAGGGTCGTGGACCCCCCGTGGCAACGGTTCATGCATGGGGTCTTGACAGGATATTAGGGAGTGTGACGGAGCTGGGTGAAACACACACACCAGTGTAATTGGAGCAGTTAGTACAAGCCGTAAGGTCTTACTCAGGTTCAATTGCATTGGGTGCCACTCAGTACCTGATTCCTATCGACCAAATTGGTTGTTTTCCAGACGTAAAATTTTCCAAGCTAACCAAAATGCCAAGAGACTGCACGGATCCGCAGCTGTCAAGATGAACAGTCCCCGTGTTCATAGGGTATCCCATACTATGAACAAAACGAACAAGAACAAGAACAATAAGAAGAAGAGTAGAGGTGGACCTATCGCCGCCGCATATACGGTGGTTAATACTCCCTTTTCGAAGGGGGCACGAGCAGAGGTCGGGAAAGACGTTGTGGTATCTGAGGTGGCAGGATCTGTCAACTTTGCCGCAATTGACTATGCCATTAATCCTGGACTGGAGCATATCTTCGGTTCACTATCCAAAGAAGCAGCGCGATTTGACCGGTACGAGATTATATCATTGGAGTTTCACTTTATTGGAACCACGGTAATTTCTACGACAACCGGGCAAATTGGTCTGGCATTTGATCCAAATGCTAATTCGGATGCTCCTACCACTCAAGCTGAGTTTTCAGCATATGAGTGTTCGATCATCTCTAGCGTTTATCGGCCAGACGGGCTCATTCTCCGTGTCCCTCAATCAATGTTGAGGGGGATGCGGTTTATCCGAAATGGACAAGTTGGAAGTGATCTGAGCCTTTATGACCCAGGGCGTTTGGTGGTTATGACCCGTAACGAGGCAGGAACAACAGCCATCGGTTATGTGGAAGCACAGTATCGTGTGCGATTTCATAATTACCATTTGAGACCTGGTTTGGCATTATCCCAAAGATGCATTCAATTCTTTAAGTCGAGCGCTCAGACATATGTCACTACGGTAGGAGCTAACTTCGTATTTGACAGTGTTGATGGATCTCCCTCGCTTTATAACACATTATCTGCCGGAGTTGTGACGTTGTATCCCGGAAACTACTGGATCTTCTGCACCATTTTCGCCCAGGATGACGCGAACGAAAGTTTTCAGGTCTCCGCGGCAATTACGAAGAATGGAGCTAGTTACAGTGGAGGACAACAGAGCATCGTCACAGGAGGTGCCGGCGGACATGCATTAACTGTCCAAGCCATACTTAGTGGTGAGGCGGAAATGACCGTTGCTTTGTGGCTAACAATGACTGGTGCGGCAGGAACATTGACCGCTACCGGTGGACGATACACCATCATGAATGTGTTGGCGGTGTAAACCCACTCTTCTAAGGCGTTTAAGGACACCTAACCGGTGTCGCCTTTACAACAAGTTTATCCTATTCGAGGATCGTGAGTGTGGTGTCGGGAAACTTCACCACAGGGCGGCTAAATTTGGAGCAGAAAACTCCTTTGCCCTTTCAACCAATGTGATGACTAACATTAGAGTCTTGCTAGCAACTTTGCAATGTTTGTAGGTTAAAATCCTTGATC